CGTAACCACGGGTTACGTTCTCGCCGGGAGGTTCCCAGATATGCATACGGAACGTATGCATTTTCGACCATTGAAGATATAAACCGTCAATGGAAGATCTGGCCTTCCCCGATGTTGAAATAAAATATCCCAAACATCGTCGATTTCAGTCCGTCAACCTACGTGTATGTAATAACACGGCGGTTGATACTACCTAGATGCTGGAATGGAACTACAAGAGGGCTGTAGTCTACATCCTCTGGTTCCAGCTTTCTTAGATCGTCGAGGGTCACCCCTCTAAGATCTGAAGATTCCCATCCGAACGGTGAGAAGTACCCCTTCATTGTTGAAGGTGGACGTTTGTATTTGACAAATACAACACTCACCTTCCATCTATAGGCCTGCGTCATATATTCATACGACAAAGGCTCTGTAGATGGACGGTAGGAAGTAGCTAAGAGACTCTTCACACAATCCCTAAATACTTTTGCGGCCCGATGAAGATCAAGGGGCCGATTAGTAACCTTTACACCTTGGTCCAAGGTGTAACGGGAACGGATGTGAGTCATCCTGATTTGAACCCATTCGTAGAATGGGATAAAACCAAGATGCCGCGCGATCGTCGTGAGCGCACGAAGAGTATCAAAATCCAGATGTTCAAGAGTCTTGGGGAAAGCTAGGATCTCGGATCGAGTCAGTGCTGGCTCGAAGTCGAGATTTACTAGCCTTAACAACGATTTTGCAGAGATACTCTCCGCATTACCGATTGCTTCCCCTCGACCCCGGAAACGTTGTGCATAATGCCGCTCCAACTCCATAAGGAGTTCGTTAAGTATTATGCCATCCAGGTCGTTAAAAAAGGAAACTGTCGATAGCATTAAAGACAGTTTTCCCAGAGATTTTAAGTGTAAAAGATTCAAATTAGGTGCCAAGAGAAGTCGAACTGCACGACGTGTAGTTCCTCTCATCTTGACCTGCAAAGGGTTCCTCGACGGAAAGTCGAGGCCTCCCAAAAACAGGGGTAGGTATGGTTCCATACCTACGGACCAAATTTGACGGATTAAACTGAGATACTCATGAACTACCCAAAGGGTTAGTTCAGATTTTCTCTCAGTCCACCGTATTACACTTTGTGCAGCGGTGCCCGCTACACACCAAGGAGGGAGGTCCTTGAAACCGGGTAGTCGGGTTGTAGGTCGCGATAAAGCCTTTACCGCGACAGTATCAATCCAGACTGCCTTGTTTTGAATAGAAATCTCGAAGAACTTTTCCGTAAAAATAGCTCGACTGGGGCTCAAGAAATCTGTAGAACGAGAAAACATTCCCCCTAAGTGGATATGTATAGCCCGGAAGCATTCAACGAATTGCTTCGAAGCAAAATACACTCCATCGTCGCCGCACAAGCGACGCGGGTACCGTCTCTCGAACTGGAGACTCCTTCCGAAGGAGAGGAGACCAGTTTCTACGTCCCGAGTAAAAAGGTCGGAGACATCCGACCAAAAGACTGACCATGACATATGAGATATGTCAGCCCAGCCTCTCCGGACAAAGATTTCAAGAATCTCAGCCATATCAGCTACGAAGGAGTGATACTCAGACAAAAACAGCCATGAACATGGATGTCCCATCTGAGTACCGCGGACTGCCAGCCCGCGGTCTCCCGAGTAGGGATACGTGACCTCGGTTAGAGGAAGGATAAATGGACACAATATGTCCATCTCAGGCATGAGCTTACGCTCAGGTCTAAGAGCCCGAATCCAACCTTGGCCAAAAGCCTCCAAAATTGTTCTGGAAATTCGATCGGTTGCTTCTGCCATATCGACAGAATACAAACAAAATCGTTCCCGATGGGAAGGATAAGTTTTGATGTCCCGGGTAAGTCGGTCCAGATATGGATCGAGTTTACCAGATTCATCAAAAACCGAGATATCTGGATCTTTTTCGAGGAACTGTCTTAAGACAGTTCTCCAAAAATGACCAGTCCAGACAATATGGAGCGGAAGTACAGTCAAGATCCTTGACTTATAACCCTGTTCTTCGATGGCAATAATTTTAGCAATGGTTTTCACCCATTCGAGGGCGAAGCCTTCGGGGGGAATACCACATAACTGATCGAAAGATGTGTACCGGAGGACACATCCAACGAAAGGTTCACCGAAACAGTTATCCGACGGGTAACTGAGGTGGCTAAAATTAACCAAAACGTCCTTATACAGGTACCATAAGTCATAAAACATCTTGTCGCGGACAAGAAGTTCTTGACGAATGGGATTATCCCTATAAGGACCGGCCCATGTATCATCAGAAGACCCGCGTTTTACAAAGGCGGATCTTTTCCACTTTATTTCCCCGAACCATGAGTACAGACGGTTAAGCCGTCTGGACCCAGGGGCCCCAATTTCAGATCCATTGGGATCTGGAAATGAGAAGTCTTTTACCTCGTTGAGGTAATCGAGGCCTCCCCCCACTTCACGTGGGTGTTCCAGACTGGCTGATGATGAGAGACCGGGTCTGATCAGATCCGGGCTCATCAAGAATCCAGTGCGTGGACGCAAGGAGGTCAAGTGCCACTCCCCGTAAAGGAGTGCCACTTCTTCACATGCAGCAGGAATAACATACTTTACCAAAGTATTAATTTTATGCTGTTTGAGGGCTTCATTACGAACTTCCTCCAAGGCCGGGGGTAAAGCCCTCGAACCTTGAGAGAAGCGAATCATGGCATTAAGGTCTTGTCCCAACATGTAGTTTACGCATACGCGAGCTACTGGAGGAACAAGGATTGAAAGGTAACCTTTCAACCAAGGGAACCGTAACAAACCGTCACGGCCCAATCCAAGAGTGCCAGGGGGGACAGAAGGTATGGAATACGAAAGTAAACCATACGAGCGAACCACCTTATATATGGCCTTAAGGCGAGAGTACACGTAGTGTTCTCCATTATATAAGATCGTCTTGAAATACCATTCCAAGAAGATCCTTAGCCCATGGAAAGTTTCGATCCAGAAAGGACCGGATCCTCCACGGACTAAGAGTGGCTGTGAGACAACAAGGGCTGTCATAACGCTGTTATAACAGCGCAGAATTCTATTCAAGTCGCTCCTAGAATAGGAGCGACTCAAAGACCTCATGACCTTGGAAATTCTCTTAACATACTTGGAACTTCCAGGTAAGAGACTGAAACACCTCGGCGGAGATACCACTTCAGGAGCAGTACCTAGCTCCGAGGGGGGAACCTCCGAGAAGACCTGAATATAAAACCTTATATTTGGTTTTCTGGAC